CCCATTTTTCCGGATGTGCCTTTAAATCAACCAATACCCAGTCAATGTGTTTGGCATTAGGAAGATGTGACCATTCACTCATCATTCAACTCCGAAGTGTTCTTTAATGTATTCAACTGTAGCACAGTCACCAGGGCCTTCGTGTTGCTCTAAACTATTCACAATATTAGCACATTCCCGCACAATCAACTCTGCGAATTTTTTTGTAAATTGTGCCGGGACATACATTTTACCAATGTCATTGTCAGGGTCTTGTCCGTTTAGCACTTCCCCCAATGCCAGACGGTTAAGTTTTTCAATTCGCTCGTTCATTCTTCCACCTCACAGTAAACAATTCGTTTCCACTTTCCGCCGCGCCAGTCTTCGTATTCTTCCTTGAAAACCCATTTGCCGTCGGTAGTTTCTTCCTGAGTTTCATCGTCAGCGTAGTCGGCTTCCCAATATAACCAGGCAAGTTTCATCATACGTCTTCTTCCTCGATAATAGCGTCGGATCGTTTCATTTGACCAATACGACTAGACTTATTCCAGTCGTACACTTCGCCGTCGGGTGTTTTACCATCTTTGACTTCATCCACTCCGTTTTGACCAACTTGATTTACATTTTCTGCAGACATAGTAACAAACCGCATACCTTGAAGGCGATACAGTTCGGCATGTCGCAGAGCAGCATTTAAGTCAGTATGTTTAGCACTTGCTGGCTGGTCGTTAGACATTGTCCAATAGACCATATATTCTGTTTTGTTCATGATACTTTCAACATTTCATTATTTTGGATGTGTAAATCTTCTCGGGTCATTTTAACTATTTTTGTTAGGTCCGGAATTGTCAGCGTCTTAAAAACAGTTATACCTTGTACGGTATTGCTTGCGTCAAGTGTACGCAGGAATACGCCTAAATCCGGCATATTTGCCCGCATATAGATGTCTTGTACTATTGTGTCGCCTGCCCAAGATTCGCCTGACAATAGCTTGACGGTAATCATATAACTGTATATCATGATGCATTATATACTAATGCACGACCAAAGTCTAGTGGGCGAAGGATTCTACCTCTTCACCTTTAAGGACCATCACAATCTCGTCTGCTTCAGTGTATATTAAATTCTTACCTTCTAGTATGGTACGACGATTCAAATCCGGTAGTTTTGTCCATTCTTCTACCTTTTCGTAGGACCCCCAGCATATACTCGGTGCCATATTAAGAATCCAGACAACTAGATATTTTAGAGCTTGAATAGTATTAGAAGGGTGGGAATGTACTATGGCTCCAGTGCAATCGTTGGCTAATACCGACGTAAAGAAGCTACCGGGTGAAAATCCGTGAACAAGGTAGTTATACATAACATCAGCGTACTCTTTAGGTACATGATAGCTATCAAAATTTTTATGGATCTTGTATTTGCTGTAGTCGGATATATTCATTTTTGTTGCCGTCTCTTCCAAAGCAGTTCTTCTAACTCTTGATCATAAACATACGGGTGCAGCCAATACTCATTATCCTTCATCAATTCATCAGCTTTGGCAAGCCACGCAAGCATAGCCTTTTCGGCATCTGATTGATTGGGTTCGGACTCATTCAAATCTTTTCCTAATCTTTTCCACTTGTTTATTGTAATCATCGATTGCCAAATCACTAACAAAACATTCTTCCGACCAAAATGCTTTCTTGCATTCGGCGATGATTAGTTCGGCGAACTTTTCCTTACTGAACGCAAGGTATTTGCCGCCCAGTTCATGATCTGTTTCAATCATAGCCTGTTCGGCAAGTTGTTGAATACGCTTGTTCATTTCTTCTCCAATGCCGAGAGCAATATCTGCCATTTTTCACCGGGTGTGATAGTGCCTTGTGCCATTTCCTTTAGCACTTCGATATGTTCGGTCGGGTGCTTGAAGTAAATATTGGCATAAGTACAATCGAAGTCATCATCTTCGTCATAGTCATAAAGTGGGTGTGTAGACATTTCTTCGAACACATCTTCATAGTTTTCACGATTTCCGCCACCGTTGCGAGTATGCACAACGATGTGAGTTTCTGTCACATAGATATCCCGGTACCTTCCAAAATCCCCTTGGCTCTTACCTAAGACAGTGAATAAGAACTCTTTTTGCGAACCATTTTCACCAAATAGCACATTATATAAACCGCTCATTCTTCAACTCCGAAATGTTGCTTTACTGGTTTCATGATTTTATCATATACCCATTCAGCAGAGATATTATCATCACCCTGCAATTCATTTTGAATTACGCAGATGCAGTCTCGAACAACGAGTTCTACAATCAGTTCGGCGAACTTCACTGGATCCAAAACATCAGTGCCGGCTTCGTTCACCCCTACCAGGGCCTGCCCATAAAGTTCCCAAATTCGTTCATTCATTCTTCAACTCCGAAATGTTTCATAATCACAGTGTCGGGCATTGAAGCAACCTCACCACACTCATTGATGTATTGCTCTACCCGATGTTGACATTCCCGAATAATCAACTCGGCGAACAATTCCAAGTCAGGTTGAGCAAATGGGATATCATTACCCAGCCTATCATACTTTCTTGTAGCCTGTTCAGCGAGTTCTTTAAATCGTTCATTCATACTTAACCTGTAATTTCAGTATAACTATTCTTAAAGATCTTTTCATCGACTACCCACATATCTGTATGATCTTCGCGATTTCGAACAATATAATCGCCCGCCTTGTATCTTTGGATATTTTTATACTCGCCGAATGTTTCACCCCAGTTGCCTTGTAGGAATCCCGTAAACGATGTCTGTGCAAATTCTACACTGTTTTCCATCTTAGGATTACACACCATCCAACCTTCGGGATCAATGGCATCAACTGTGTATTTCGATAAAAGCTTCTTAGCCGATTGTTGCCATGCATCGTTGCTTTCACCGATACAGAACATTGCATCAGCATGGACAGGTTCTTTAGCCTCCAATGTGTCAACTAAGAACTTGGACATTACGGTTCGGTCAACCAACAGTGTCACCATTGGCTTAGCCCGTAGGCCTTTAGTCTTTTTTGCTACACCAAAATACAGTGTGCTTGCATCAAGTAAAATCATGGTTCAATCTCCCCTAGAACTTCTGCTTCTTCCAACTGATACCATTCGCCATCAATAATCTTCAGACTGATGTATTTGCCTACCATTCCACCACGCACATAATCACGCCCGCCGTCAATGAAAGTAGAACCGTCTGTCGATGTGCGATAGTCGTGTCGATAGCGACTATAGATAACTTCGCCGTCGAGTGCAATCACACCATCGATGATACCTTCCACAGCACTTGCGCCGCTTGTAATATATGTTCCACCATTTTGATAAATTAGTGCGAAGTAGTTCGAATAACCTTCTACCGGAGGCGTTTCCTGGTAATACACATCGCCGCAGTCGTCGCCGTGCCAGCCGCCACCCGCGGTTCGCAGGCAAAGCTGTCCAACGAATTTAGCCTTATATTTTTCTTCGACTTTTTCGATATTGAACTTAGCATCAGCTCGTCCATTGTTTACGATAATCTTTTTCATTTCATTGCCCTTATGCGATTAATTACTTCATTGGCTTCGGAGAAGTTTTCGTCTGCCACATCTTTTTCGTCCCAGTCTTGTGGTACATATCTCCCCATTGCATCGTTCAACTTTTTGGTCAAACCATCTTTATACTCTTGTGTCCAACTGAAATTATATTTGATTTTATCTGGGTTCATAGTATTCTCTTGTTATAGCTATTTTACAGCAGACCTTTTAAGATAGCAATAGATAACAACTGCTCTGCTTCTTCTTTTGTCTTATATTTCCATTTATAGAAAGTTGTTACAATACGATCCGGGTAGAGTTCGGCCCCGAATAAGGTCAGTAGTTCTTGATGTATGGTGGTGGATACAAGAGTCTTAAACACAGTAAGAATGAATTCGGTATGTCCGCCCTTTACTCCTCGAGCAGACTGTATCATATAATTCTTACTAGTCTTTACAGTCTTGGTACGGTGTCTCACAGAATTTCCAATACCTTCAAACTATTGGCTGTGTACCAGATACCGCCCTGACTTTCTGGACGAACGTGTTTTGTGCAGCCTTTAACTTCAACCTTGCACCAAACACGGCCTTTTTTAGACAAGTGTGGAGCAAGTGGTTCAGCGCAACAGTGCCAGCCGTAGCGGACCTTATAGCCTTTGGTCGGATGGAATTCCGCCATATACTTTTTACCAACCTCCACCCGAAGTGTAGCATTGATAAACAGCGGACCCAACGACCCATCCTTGCGTTGTTTGAATAGCTTATATGCGATCATAAAAATATCTCCTATCTGTCTATTATAACAACATAGGAGATTATGGTCAACTGGAAGTTGAATTAGCCGACAGTGATAAGCCCCTTGGCTTCTTTGATCAACTTGCGGCGTGCCACTGCCCTCTGCATGTTGGCCTTTGCTTTACCGGGATTGGCAAGATTCCATACTTGCGTATAGATAGCTGCCTTCAGTTTGAATGCTTCCTCGCCCATTTCCTTCCTGATCTTCTTGGCATATTTTGCCTTCGAAAGAGTGATACGATTCACCGGGCGAATTTCGCCAGTGCGTGGGCGACCAATTGGATAACCTGTAGCTTGTGTCATGTGGAAAGTCCTTTGTGTAAAATTGTATTATAACATCTTAGATAGATGTAGTCAATAAGTACCTAAAAGTATAGGGACCGTAGTCCCTATATCTTCGTTTGCATCGTCTTAGGCTGCAACAGCTTCTGCAACCGGCTCAGTAGCAGCGGGCACTTCGGCCTTCGTTGCATTCTTCGAACCAGCGGGGCGGCCACGCTTGCCAGTGCCAGCAACCTTGACCTTCTTCGGATCACGACCGAGCGTAGCGGTGCCAGCGGTTTCAGCTTCCTTCTTGAAGGAGTTGTACATCGTCGATGCACTGGCGCGTGATACGCTCAGTTCGGTTTCGATGGCGCCCAAAATTGCAGCACGGAATTCCTTGTTGGAAGCGTACAGGCCTTGTGAACGTTCGTCCATCTTGGCATTGAAGATAGCCTGTGCAAGTGATTTCTTGCTCGGTGCCTTCGGAGCGGCAACAACAGCTTCAACTTCAGTGGTAACAGCGGTATCTTTAGTCATTTTCATTTCCTTTGTGTGTGTTTAATTGACTTTACTTACTCTACAGTTAACAAAACCTTTTTTGCTAACATGTCCTTATTATGCAGGAAGATTACATTCTTGTCAAGCCTCCGTCACAACCATTACTTCAAAATCTGCATCTAAATTTACTTTGATCCAGCGTGATGCCTTATGCATATGGCCTTCGCCTGCTGGAGCAATAAACAACCAAGGCCCAAATACGCCAGGTGCAAATAGGATGGTATCGGTCTCTGCCAATACAGTCCATTCATTACCGTGTTCGCGCACTCGGTTCTTACCTTTTTGGGTAATACCCCTTAGCTTGATTTTACTTCCAAGAAGACTCATGGTGTGGTCCACTCTTTGTGTGGGGATATCTTACTAAAGATGTCTTCAAATGTTCCTACAACACTGAAACTATTGGTAGTAATAGCAAGATGGATGATACAATTCGCCCAATCCGGCGCAATCTCTTCTACCATTACTACATCTTCGGGTTTGATGGCAATTTTTGTGCCCATTACGGTTGTAAATGTGAGTAGCATTATTCGTCCTCGTCTTCCAATGATTCTACCAACGCATCGATTTCGGCATTGTCGGTCTTAATTTTTCTGTTCACATTAACAGTTGATATCGTCACAGGTCGATAAGGCCAAAGTGGGCAAGAATTGATACTGGTGCAAGCCTCTACTTGGAATCTCCATCCACCCTCACTTTTTGGGTCATATATACACATTTTGCACATGTCGTTGATAGCTTTGGTTCTGCTCATATTAACTCCTGTTGTTTTTATTATAACAGATGTAGGAAAAATGTCAATAGGTATTTATCACAAAGCTCAACTTGATCACGCAAATAGATAAATACAAAAAGGGGAATTATGAAATCATATACATATAGAATAAAATTTATACCTACCGGCGAATACTACTATGGAGTAAGATATGCTAAAGATTGTGATCCATCGGAACTCTGGAAAACTTATTTCACGTCTTCGTTGATTGTGAGAAATCTCATAAGACAATATGGAAAAGAACTGTTTCATGTAGAGATAAGAAAGATATTTGACACCCCCGATAAAGCTATAGCATGGGAAAGTAAAGTAAACAAATATACGAGGAAATGGCCTAATTACTTAAATAGAACAGATGCTAAATCTATAGGGAATGAGTTTGGTAAGAAGGGCGGCCTTATAGGTGGACACGAAGCATATGAAAGACAGGTAGGAATACATTCGCCAGAATGGGCACCCAATAAATCAAAATATGGAAAAATAGGCGGCCAGGCATCCGTAGATAAACAGGTCGGACTCCATGACCCGACTAAACCCTGGCTAAACTCGCCGTCTAAGATGTTAAATATGAGAAACGGGCACCTAAAGGGCGGCCAGAAGACGGGATCTATGCCTTGGTGGAATAATGGTATAACGGATACTAAATCACCCACGTGCCCCGGTCAAGGCTGGTCACCGGGTATGATATCCAGAGGACATTATTGGAACAACGGTACAGAGCAGAAAATTTGCTTCGAATGTCCCGGGGAGGGCTGGGTATCAGGCGGGATAGGAAAGACGGTGACTGGTCGGATTTGGTGGACCAATGGTATCGATCAAAGAATGGAATTTAGCAGTCCCGGCCCCGAGTGGGCCAGAGGTAAATTACCCGGATCATCTAATTGGTGGACAAATGGGGTCATACAGCTAAGACAAAAAGAGTATCCGGGAGAAGGTTGGTCAAAAGGTATGTTAAAGAAATCATTTATTTAACCGTTTCCACGATGGATAAAAAGTAGGACCCACATCCATAGAAACGTAATCTTCTCCCTGCATGTCTTTTTCACCATACTTTATATTTCGTACAGAATTAGCACTGAAGCCAATAATCTGAAGACCTTTCTTAAATTCTTTCATCCACAACTTATCTGTACAGATAAGGCCGTGGCCATCCACATTCCAGGAGCCCTGTGTGAACCCGTGTGGCTCGTAGTATGCACGAAGTTCACCAGTGAAGGGATCTTCGGGATAGTATTTTAGGCTCGAGTATCCAATTTCGAGTTTGGTAATAAGGACCTCTCGCACTTCTTGCGACCAAAGACCTTTACCATTTGTGAGTGTAACAATATTAGTTTTCATATTTGTTTGATAGACCTCTTCGAAACACGATACCCCATCCTTGCCGCCAAGTCCTTCAGCAAGGCAAGATTGACATCGCCGACCTGCTGGTCGCGATTCCAGTGCGTATATGCTACAGGCCTTCCACCATATCCGTCCAATACCGCTAATGTTTGTGTATCAGCATGAACTTGTTCAACAATCTGCCCGTATTGAAAGTTTTCAAATCCGTATGATGCCGATGATGCCGACTCCCAAATCTTGCGACCTAGTTCGGCGTCTTTTTCCCATACGTGGGCAAGATCGTTTGATAATACAACTACAGTTCGAAAGCCCATGTCAGCCTACCTTTCCTACATATTCCGCTCTCATATACCAGTCCGGAACTGTGGTTGCTGTGTTGTATTTGGCATTGTATGCACGAGCATATTCTTTTGCTTCGGGCCCATTATCGAAATAGATTGTTTCATCAATCTTGGAACCCCATCCACGTTCGCTTTCGATAATATCTACACGGAAAGCTGTGTTAAGTTGAACTCTTGCCATATCTTACTCCTTATTTTACTATTTCGATTTGGATACACCGTGAACGGGCACCGCTATCTTTAGCCATTTCCTGCATACGTTGACAACTAGCTAGGTCAGCCACAGGCGGGGAATAACTGAGCTGATTACCATTGTATCCACCCGAAGTGATGAGCACCCAGACTAAGAAGATCGATTTCATTTTGCTTCCTTGTTGCAATACACTCATTATAACATAATGCAGCATAAGAGCAATAGGATATGCACTCAAAAGAAAAGCCCGGGAAAAGGTCCCAGGCTTCAATGTCTTTATCACTGACGGCACCAAGAATCCCCGGAACCGCTCTTCGCCACGCACCTTCAATGTTCCGTTAGATCGTTTAGATCCAACTTCCCTCCAGTGTTCTCGCAGCAACCTACTTCTATCATTTTCTATATATATGACATTATTATTTCCTCCACAGGATAATAATAAGTGGCCGGGGTTCTACCCCTACTCTATTAGTTTATCGTTTAGCATCCTTTGAATATATCCCCTTCGCAGATGGATAGTCCGCAAGTTACCTTTGGCCCTTATTTCTAATCCCATCTGGACAATTCCTATCACTGGTTAATAGGCTGTGGAGAGAGGATTTGTGTAGCGTACCGGTACCATTGTTCCTAACACAATACCATAAGACGAGAAGTCCCATCTTAGTCTCAACCGTGTACGTCCGGCGAGTTAAAAAGTTCCCTACGCTCCTCAAGTCTTACAGTTTCGTCCTTCCGGACTCATCAGTTGTGTAATAATTTACGAAGTATTTATATCACAAATATGAATAATATCATTTTCCTTTTCGTATGCTCTTGCCTCATTCACATAATCTGATCTAGCTGGGTCCGACATTATTTCTTTAAGAAATAGTTCGAACATACTTTCATCATGAAAAATATGTATGTTAGTAAAGACCAAACCATCATCTGATAAAGAGACGGAGCGAAAAAGCAAATATGAGCAATTCTTTATAAAATCCTTCATATTTCTAATTTTTGAATCTTCTGCCACCTCCCAAAAAAAGGTATATCTTTAGATGATCTAATTGAAGTTATAGTATCCGTCAGCATACCATTATTTATCTTACATTTATATCAACTACCCTTGCTCCGGTCTTGAACCGGACACCGAATGGTCACTAAGGCATGCTTGCAGGACCCGATGACAAAACTCATTCAATGCATCCCCATTTCAAGAGTGTATCAAAAATTCCTAAGGGGACTCGAAACCCCAAACTGATATATTAAAAGAATACCAGCGCAGCCGTTTAAGACGCAGGATGCAGGCCCACTGTCTCATACAGGAACTTATAGAAACAAGCTAAAAGGTGAAATAACACTACGGTGTCCTAAGTCAGCGAACCAACATTAGAACCAAACCGGGCCAGGGGACACCTCTCTAGCTGCAACAAGACTTGATAGATTACACTTGCAGGTGGTGCTCTTTCTCGTCAGCTTGCTTCTATAAATACCCGCTCAACAACTATCGACGATGTAGCGGATTCGAACCGCTGGACGGGAAAGTATTGCTTCAACGACAAGCACTCTACCGTTCTATTCGTTATCAATCATAAACCACTCGATCAACGCCGTTTAACTCTCTATGTGTTAATTATATTGCCTTTACTGCTTGTGGTCAACCTTCTGTCTTGCAGTATCTTTCTATGTTTGCCCTTGCCTGTTGCTCCCACCTTTCCCGAGCATAATCTGTATGGTAGATAAACTCGCGGCAGGTTAGAAACTGCTTCAGGAAGGCAGCACTTTGTTGTTGATGTTTTTCATAGGAGCCACCATTCTCGTCAATAATGTTTATTTGATTCTGGATAAAGTCTTCGTATGGAAGACAGAGTGAAAAGAGATCAGCATCAAGCAAGGTTCCCAGATCGCCCCCGAAGTCACTTATAGACCACTTATTGCTCAGATGGATTTCTATACTTGTATATAGAATCAGCTGTGCAGCCTTATCCACCACGACCATATTATCGGGTGTCAGGCTACGCCCTGTTAAGAGAAGTGCAGCAGCAGAGCATCGTTCGTTAGCATCGGATCCAGCACCCGGAATATAGATTGCATCGTGCCAGTATGCTGCCAAAATCAGTTCAGGTGATGCTTTCTCATCAATAACCTGAACACCCTTCGCAACATTAAGAGCGTGGCCCCAATTATGGTAATGACGGTCTGTCCAGTTGATATCATACCATGCCTGTGCAGCAGTAGCAAGGTCTTTCATTCTTCAATCTCTACCTTTTCTGTCTTAATAGCAGCAGCAAATTGCGCTTCAATCTGAACGAAGCTATCAGCTACTGTCTTGTCATCCCGAGCCTCAACCAAACGCGGGAGGAACAACGAATGTTTCTTTCCTGCCTTAGTGGAATACATAATGCCATTTGACCGAATAGTAACAATGCTATTCATCCACTCTGCGCGATTGTTATGTATTTTGTTTCGCAAGTCATCCGGAATCCCCGAAGCGTTAACCTCAAGTAGACCGCAGCTACTCTGACAAATAAGAGAGCCAAACAAGTGTGCAAACTTGTTTTTACCCACAGTAAACCCTATTACTTCGAGCTCGACATCGACTACTTCCTTCTGCTTTACTTGATCCTTGCTTGTACCGTCTTTCCAGATTGCGTGCCGGCTCTTGCAAACTGTGCCTTCTAGCTTACGCTTACGGGCATCACGATAATGTGCCAATCCTTCGTCGGGTGAATAAACAATCTTTGTCTCAATCAACTGGATCTGAATAACATCGGTTCCTTGCAAGACGGGTTGCATTACTTGTTTTTCGAGCGACGTGAAACGTTCGTGATAAGGAATATTATATTTGCCCTTTGAAACAAAAGCCTGCAAAGGAATCTGATCCCAGCAATCAAAAACGACAATCTCACCTTCACCAAGCGATCCACCTTTGGAAACAGAATTCAAAATCCCATTTCCAATTTGGCGTTCCAACATCACACCGTTACGATACACCGTAAGTTCACCATGTGTGCTCGTTCCGTGTGTAAATGTTTTCGCAGCATAATCTTCAATGCCAAGCGCATCCTGAGGCATTACCGTACCGCCACGTGAGGTGATCTGAACAAATCCATCCTTGCTTACATTCACATAAGCAAACATTCCGTCTGCTTTGATTTGTGAATACACGCCTTCGGAATAGTCCCACTCTTCCATATTAGAGGATTCGGGCAAAGAGCAGCGCATATAAGGAGTGACAGGAATTTCGTAATCCTTGTTTACACCTTTGACAGCTTTGTTTACTGTGGATTCACTAAATCCAGAACCCAAGTCTTTGATAAGAATCTTGCGATACCAACCATTCCACTCGTCGTTGGTTGCATGACCCATGTAGTATTCGATCGATGTGGATGCGGCCCCTCCAGTAATCTCTCTCTTAATCAAAGCTTCAGCAAGGACAGAGAAAGTTTTGAAGGATAACCCGGGCCCGTCCGTCCCAGTTCGGATCGGCACCTTTTTCACACCAAAGGTGTCGATGTTATCCAGCGCATAGCGCAGTCCGGCAAAGAATTCAGAATTGTCTGCCTTAGCCTCTCGTTCAATGACTCCTTGTTTGAAGAGTTTGCCATTGTCGGATGCAATTTCTGTAAGTAGTTGGTGTGTCATATTAAACCTTTAGATATGCGATGTGTTCTTTGATTGCGTGTTTTTGGTAGGATGTCAACTTATCCCATACCGTATCTGCAACAATGCGACGATCATTGTATTCGTCATGTGCTTTCTTAAGATCTTTTAGATTTCGTTCAAGGGACTCGAGTTGCCATTCTTCTGTATCATATGTGACAACCTCATCAATATAGATTTTATTTGTATGATCTTCACACCTGAATAAAACCGAAGGCCCTGTATCTGTTAAACCTACCTGAGCCGATACGCCGAGATGACAAGCCAACTCCTGAGCTTCCATTAACCGCTTTGGGATGGTTGCTTTATACATCTCGATCAGCGCGGCGCTATTTAGTTCGTATAGTCTACGGGTCTCCGCTTCCTGAGCTATTCGTGCGGCCTTACGCCCGGAAGGATCAATTACTTTTGTTGCCATGTATGTATTATAGTTAGATTACATTAAGATGTCAACTGATAGTATCTCCAACCCGAGTCGTTTAATTTCAGCAATGTCCTTATCGCTGTACTTGTCTTCGTCGAACCAACCATAATAGCCTTGATGGGTAACTTCGTCATCCATCCAGCGGTCCATACTACCATCGTCGAATACTCTGAAGCATCCCTCATCAGTATCGACATATGCAATTTTTTCTACATATTTGCTGTGAACTATCATTTTACCTTTCTTGGTTTAGGGAAATAGCCTTCGGCAAGGTCGTCGGTGATAGAATTCATAAATCGAGTCATACTTTCGATATCACCGTGTGCCTGGAAAAATTTCTTCTTAGCACCATCGGCAAACCGTGTAACAGTGATATGAAGATACTTATCGATGTCTTCAGTAACTTCAAAATCAAACAGTGTCATCAATTTTTGCATTTTCAGCCTTTAGTTTTCTAAGTCTCAAAACTTCTTTTGTTTCGCCCTTACTCTTCTTACCATTGCAGGGAGAACACATAAGTTGAGAGTTGGACAGATTATCTGCGCCTCCCAATGCCCTTGCAAGCTTATGGTCGTGTGTAAACAACACCTCTTCGCCATCGCGCACACCATATAGGTTAAGATGCCACGAATCCTGCCCGGGCGACTGTTCCACTGCGAAGAACTTTCCTTCCAATTCGCAGCATACACATTTCATTCCTTTAGATACTGCACGAGCAAATGTTTTCATTCGCAGAGAAGATACACCCACCCATATACCGGATGGTAATTGGATACGAGCACGCCTTTCATTCCAGTGTACTCTTACATCGGGTATGATTTCGGCAATCGGTATTACTTCGGAACGGAGATATCTTTGTGTCATATTGTATTATAGCACAAAATATAGAAAAGACAAATAGGTAGCAGTCGCGAATGAAAAATTGTTAATCATTCCACTGCCTGTGCTTTGGTTCTTATGGGTTTAGGATGCTATTTTATAGCAGACGCCCGTAATCCTTTCGGATACCTGCCCTCACACCTTCGTCTGTTATCGATCGCCTTCGAATGCGGCCTCCGCCGCCATTACTAAATTGTCATAACCGATGTCATACAATTCGGCAGGATCTAATTCATTCAGCTCTTCTTCTGTCATATCAAGTCCGTCGTCCCAGCAACCTTCTGTAGCATAGAAGCCATCATCCATGTCGCCTTCAACTACAACGCTATTCCAATCAACTTCTTTACTCATGGTTCACTCCTGTGTATCATATTGAAATACACTGGCAATACTGAGGAGCCAGTTCCGCAGGCAAATACGAGTTCTCGTAGATGAATGCACCTGGAGCCATTTTCAAACCAATATACTTCAATATGATCACAAATAAAAGTGTTCTGGCGACTCCACCACAAAGTCCCAGAACCGGGCTATTAATCCATTCATCTAATATCTGTCACGTTTGGCCAAATTAGAAATGACCTACGATTTTTCCAGGCTCCCCCACAAGGGGACTATGAGGCTGATCGTATGCGTACCCGGCAACTATGGTCTCTTGCCTAACCCACTTCACATAACGGAAAAGTGTACTCCGGGTTGCTGGTCTAGTCAACAATGCATCTTAGCAAGCATCGTAATTCGTTTTAATGCTAAAACCTATTGCTAGGCTAATCCTTAGCCTGGAGAGCTTCGCCCTACAGTCACCGGACCCACATACTAGACAAAACTCTTAATTGCGATACTGTGCTTCATCCTGATCAAGGCCTATACACAGTGGTGCTCCCGTCTTTCAACATCGCAAACTTGGTGCGGGGAACGGGACTCGAACCCGTACGCACAAGGCAATAGATTTTAAGTCTATCATGGCTACCATTACATCATCCCCGCGTTTACTAATCTATCTTATTATACTTGGCTTTTACAGCCTCAGCAATCTTCCTTTTATGCTCATCGGATTTGGGTTTGCCTTTATTTCCTGCACCATTTGTATTTCCTGAAGCTTTTCTGGAATTCATTCTACATGCTTCTTCATACCCAACCTTTTCTACCTGTCTGTCCCACGGACTCTTCCACGTACCGAATTTAGTACCGTCCTCTACTATGTTTTCTCTGTCTGTCCCCCAATAAAGGTGTTTTGGTTCGGAGCATTTTTCATTACCGCAAGCATGGCACAATAATATTCTGCCTGAAGGTATATCGGAACCCATAAATTGGGCCAATACACCCTTATGATTTGTAGAATTGCCACCACGCTCTAAACAAGGCAACGACAGCTGAATATAGGCCTGACGTTCTTGTTTAGATAAGAGTATATATTCTTTTAATTGTATCATGCATGTATTTATCTAAACACATGCAAATACCGTGTCTTTGCGATTACCTTAATAAAGACCGTATCCGTCCATTTCTTCTTGCAGCGCATCGGCAACACATTCCTTTACACGCAATGGATCTGTAATCACAACTTCACGTACCTTATTTGCGATTGAATCGCGACCATTAAGATAAGCAATCAGTCGACCAGATGCAATCGAGCGTCCTACCTTCTTATTGAATACATCGGTTGTATTACAACGGGCGACGGAAACAAGCACTTTATTGTTATCAGCAGGCAGAATGGCAATTGTAGCACCGCCACGCGAACTCTTTTCCAATTCCGTGTTGAAATACCGATAATGCATAAATTCGAGCTTATTCATTGTGTTCCTTTGTATGTTAAAGCGTTTATAAGTATTAATTTTACAGTAATGCAAGCGGTCTGTCAACTATCTTTTCCTTTGGTCTGTAAAATTTATGATTGTCTATAACTGTTACTACCTCAAATTGTTTTGACCACTTAGGATACTTATATCCTTTTGCCTTCATTACCTTATCGGCAAGGTAAAATGTTGCACCGTTGGTCGGATCGGGCACGATTCGTTGTGCAACATTGTGCGCCACTCGCAATGCCTTCTCCCAACTTTGCTTGTCGATTTCATTCTTATGTTTAGGTATTTTATTCGGACTAACTGCTATACTCCTAAGTGTGGCGTTATTATTAAATACGCTATATTGCTTGGGCTGCAATACAACCTGGCATAATGTCCGTTTAACAGCCCTATTTAAGGCAGTGTATGCCACAGCTACCTGACCACGTTCTGGCTCGCTGCGAGCTTCACCATATATAGCAGTAGCTAGACATTTGATTTGCTTCATATCGACCTTAGCTACTTTAGAAGTATGATGTGGTTTAAGACACATTGTCGGCTGGCCAAAACCTAATGTAGTAGGTATTAACGCAAGTAGGAGTAATTGCTTCATACTTCCTATTATATGTTAAACAGGAGTATGAGTCAACAGGAATTAGAATAAGCGGCAGTCACGAAAAGTAGTGCCGAACCAGAACACAATCCGGTCGAGATGCTTTTCTACTGTCTGTTCCGACATGTATTAGGAACCTTTATAAGAAGTTTACAGCCCTTTCGGGATTGGCTCCACTTATGCTGTGGTGAGCATTCTTATATTAAAAAATTGGCAGTCGCGAAAGTAACGATCTTTAACTATCTTGATACTACCACTGCCGGTAATGTTTCTTGACTATCCACATCACCTTTTAAAAATGGTAGGCCGGGTGGGAGTCTAACCCACGATCAACGGTCAACGGTTTATGAGACCGCTGCTTTAGGACACTAAGCTACCAGCCTAAATTTTATTTCTTAGTTTTTCTAGGATCGTCGTCGATCAAACCCTGTGTAAGCAATGCATCGCATACACCATTCATGATGATCCACAATTTCCAGTCGGTAGCACCACCTTGCTTGACCATTTCTTTCAATTGTTTGTTTGTTTCCTGCAATTCTTCAAGAATTGCATCCAGTATTTCTTCTTTACTCTTAGCCATTATATCGCCTTTGTTTGTTATTTACTATTTCTTAAACCAAATCTTTGCAATCGCGGTAGCAACTATTAGTGATAAATGGTTGCTACAGAGAACATTTTCGCGTCGTGCAATCTTCGAAACTTCGTGGCTAAGATAATACCTAACCCAGCTCAACAGACCTTTCGCCTTAGCAAAACTGTCGTGTACATCTTTTCTGCTGTTAAATTCCGCATCACATATTTCGAATAATGTATCAACTGCCCCTATCTCAGAGTTCATACAATGATACAAATCGATATGATTTCTAGGAGACAGCATTATTTGGCCAAACTAATGAAATGTCGCGGTGTTTTGAACTCTGCATCACCTTTTGCTCGCCATTGCGCCGGTGTCTGAGCTACCTTGGCAATCTTTGCGGCTGGCTTAACCATTTCGCGATTGATATACCATGTAAGCATTTTGGCCTTAACTTGGTCTGCTACACTTCCATATTCGGGATCGTGGCTAAATCTAATAGGCGAATCCGCCCATGCATTGCGCTTCATGAAGGAGGCTACTGCCTTCCGATGCAATTTATTGGCAGGATCGAAAGTAGTTGTATTCATTTTATGTAGAATCATTTCATTTCCTATGTGGCGTAAAATTTTTACAATCTGTATCTGTTGTTAATATTATAAGATTTTTAAGTTGATCAGTCAAGCAATCCAACTTATCTTTTTGTGCCCTTATGGCATATGGATTTTTTGGGTCCAAATATATATCATAATCCTCTAAATAAAAATCTGGAAAATAATTGTGATATACTCCGTTCTTATCTACCCATTTAATCGGCTTTGGTCTTATCCAGTTTATATTTACTTCATCTAATCTTATTGCTAATATTTCTTCCCATGCCGAATCGAGTTTAACTATCGTGCCATCTTTCTTTTTATATTCTCTTATAGACCGAATCAGTCTCCTATGTGGAGATGCTAATGCGACTTCACGAAGTTTTTCTTTTGTTTCTGCGGAGTGTTTAGGTCCGGATTTGCCTCGCCGATTAAGATTTGACTTATCATATTTTCCGTTTTCGTGAGCTTTCTTAATAGATACTTTTCGTTTTTCCCTTGCCGCTGCTGTTTGCATCTGACTTGTATTTGCAGCCAGTTTATATTCGCTAAGTTTAGGGTTTTTAAGGCACCATCTTGTATGATTTCTTACATCTACAGACCCGTCAAATAATATGCCACACCATTTACAATCTATTCTTTTTATATACATAATATATCCTTTTGGTATCACCTACTGGATTCGAACCAGTGACCCCGAAATTAGAAGTTTCGTGCTCTATCCAACTGAGCTAAGGTGATGCTGTATGATGTATTTATCTATATAACTAAGGTTACTGTTCTGTCCGTTGATCTAATACCAGAAGTGTCAGAACTTCGACAACATTGGTATCACAGTAAGTGCAATAAACTGCCAGTTAGCCTTGATACTTTCAATAATAAATTCTACTATATATTCTATCGTCTTCATATAGTCCTTTGTTGCTATGTATTTATTATATATAGATTAAGGCTCTGTGTCAATGTCTTTCCAAATATGCAATTCACACATACCATGCTCGGTCCATCCCGAGTATGCTCGACCTTCCAGCCCGATGCATATGAATCCTTTTGGTACACTACAAACACAGCCTTTATGATTTTCACTACCCACTGTGGTACAATGAAGGTAATCTGTAAGACGAAACTTACAATTACAACAACATCGTCCTGCCGAACTCTCGGGCCAGCCTTGAAAACATTTAGTCATTTTAGTCTACAGGATATTAAAAAAGGGCCCAAGGACCCTTTTTACTGTTTAGCTGATATTACTTAGCAGCTGAAGCAGGGGCGGCCTTCTTTGCTGCAACTTTCTTTGCAGCAACTTTCTTTGCTGGCTTCTTAGCAACTACAGTCTTTGTAGCTGCTGGTGCTGCTGCTGGCGCAACGGCTGGTGCTGCTGCTGGCGCAACGGCTGGTGCTGCTGCAAAGGCGCTGAATGCAAATGCGGCAACGATAAGGGCGATAACATGTTTCATAATTTTCCTTTTAAAACGTGAATTACTATTTACAATCTTTATCCGGCAACCTAGCCGAAGATTGGGTGATTTAAGTTATTATTGTATTATCTTTGACAATTTTTGTCAACTAATCCTTTTATTAATGCAAAATATGTGGTTCGGAAGCATCGGCTTTTTCTATTATATGATTAATTGCTTCATTCATCATATCACGCATCTTACACTCGTTACGAATGATCATTCGGATAATATTTCTGCAATGTTCGACTGAGATATCCTGTACTTGAAGCATTTCACCGGCCTCTGTGAACCAAATCTCTTCGGGAAATACTTTACCGTCTTGAGAAATGTAGGTCTTATGTTCCTGCCATTGCACTAGATAGCCTGCGCTACTCGGAAGTTCCTTAATGTCGATTGCATATTTGCCCTCAGCCATCAAAGGTACCAAAAACACTTCAAGTTCTTCAGCAGTTCTAATAATTTTATTCATTTCAACATCTTCCAATCTGGCTGATTCAGCCGTTCATCAATAAGTGCCGCTTCGCCAATTGGACGAAGGTGCAGCACCACTTTAATCTCGTCTCGCCCTGTATTAAATCGTTGACTGTCGTCCATACGATTGAAACCGGTGTGCGTCAGCACGAAGTTAGGAAACAGTTCCTCACACATTCGGTTCATATGAACCTTCAGCCGTTCGTGTGTCATCTTCGCCGATTCGTCTTTATACCAAGTCGGTCCGTTCATTTTGGGTTCCACAGTTTAGCAAATTTCAATACATTCGGGACCTGATCAGGTTCATACGGCAAGACAACTGCACATGCCTTTTCGCCGTTCATTGTATGATTCTCATGTCCAAGATGCACATCGGGGAGTTGCTTAATTTTTTCAAACTCTTTCTTGTTAACCCGAAGGACACACTTGCGAAACGATTCGGTCAGCCACTTTTTATAACGGTCGTTCTCGCAAAATACTAGGTGTGCAGCCAATACTGAATGAGCCACTAGCGTGGGTGTCATGTAATCTGGAAACTCGTCTAGCACAGCAATATACAGTTTCACGCCGAATCCTCGACCGACTGGCCGTCAAGTTTGTCAATAAGTTCACTCATTTCGTGTATTCCATTTTAGAATTGCTTCCTCTTTAGAGTCACCGGATATTTCGCACCCGCATCCACCGGAGGTCGTGGGACAATTAAAACTCCAACACCACTGCTCTTTAGGCACTTCTCTAAATGAGTGATATGATCTACCAAAATCATTATCCTTCCAGCCAGTACCGCTTGGATATAGTGTGTCTCCATCATCGAGATCAACTTTGTGACCGCAAAACGGGCAAGGTTTCATTTTACTACTTTCATAATTTGCCAGCAATTACTTGTTCCTTCCATACCATCATAGTGGCCCTCGCTATCAACTCTTTTCATCTTGGCGCTCTTTTGAATCTCTTTTCTGAGCTTGCCGTTCAGACTTCCAGAAAATACGCTTCCAATCCCTCAGATGCTTCCACCACTGTGGGGAAGGTGTGAGCTGACCTTGTCTTTTTTGTGCCATAGTGTATTATATTTGTAATTAGGTTTATTGTCAATGCCCGAATTTAGCATTATTGAATTTAGCTAAGGCCACCTCTACCAGAATCGCTATGTCGCTCGCCGGCAAACTATCTGTTTCTTTCCATAGTTGGCTAGTTTCATCCCACATGTGAATGCCACCGAGATTATCGACTTTGAAGAATCCAAAATTAGTGTGAACCATTACGAATTGAAAGAGAGTTGCTTTATGTATCTGCACTATACACCTCTTTCTCGGGTATTCCGTTAAATATGCTAATGCCGGATTTCTTAGCATAATACATCGCACAATCGGCCTGGGACATAAGTGTCGAATAATCTTCGCCGTGAATCGGGTAAGTAGTAACGCCAATACTAACACCAACATTTAAGTTGATCCCATCAATCTGCATAGATTCTTCGACATGTTTTATCAGATCGATATATTCTATATCGGATAATTCTCCGTTAATTAATGCAACAAATTCGTCGCCACCCAGTCTTGCTGCAATGTCGGTAGGCCTCAATGAATGTAGAAATCGTGTAGCAATAATTTTTAATACTTCGTCGCCCATGCGGTGTCCGTAGGTATCATTTATGCTTTTGAATTTGCATAAATCCATTAACACTAGTTGAAATTTATCTCCTCGCTTAATAAATTTCTTAAATTCCTTATTAAAGGAACTTCGATTGAATAACCTTGTGAGTGAGTCATATCTTGCATGAGTAACTATTTCGGACCACTCGAAATATTGCAAGACAATGGGGGTGAATACTAAACATGCTACCACAGCTTCGAGTAGATGTTCGAAAATATATGGTAGTAAGACTAGTCCGTGTGTGATATGGACGATAGAAATACATCCGATGAATGCCAGCCATAATACTATGGCATGAATGATATTAGCTCTCATTTAATATTTATTTAACGACCAATAATTTTAACACGAGATAGGTGTGCTCGGGCACCCACCAATTCAATCTCTATCTGATCAAGTGCCTTTACAAAATGCCCACGCATATGTTTTTCGTGTGTTAGCTTTCTAACTTGATTGCCTAACGACTTAACGGAATCCAATGCTTCTTGCGTTAATCGAAATACTTCCTCTGCCTTTTCGAGTTCAGTCATTTTGAAATTCTCTATCTCTTGCTTGATCAGCAAGCCAGTCACTATATGCAGCCCAACGTTCTGGGATTGGATTACCGCCTACATCGTAACGTCCGCTGGCAGAAATATTCCCTCTTGCATCGTAATATTCGTCATCATATTCGTCATCAAGCTCTAAAGCTTCAATTTGTTTTCTCATATTGACTCCTGTAAAGTTTATTCTTCAGCTAACTTAGGCACTCCAGTAGGTACCGGGTCGACATACGGCTCAGACTCTGCGTGTCTTTCGCGATGATGCCTTTCGCATAATGTCTTAGTCCAACCGTCGCTGCGTGGCTCACCCGGTGCACCGCACATTTCACATACTCGGAAAGACATAGATTCGGCAAAATCTATATAATTATGCACTTCGTCTGATGCACCATTGACATAAAATCGCAACCCACCAAACTTTTCTTTGACTTGCATAATAGTGGGGAGATCTTCTAATGCATCTGCTACTTCCTTTTCGAGTTTAGGAATGTATTCGGGATCACCCGAAGGAGTTGGACACTCTAATGCAAATTTTAGTCGTCTCTTAGCACTTTCTACCCTGTGTGATATTAAACTACATAAGGTATCAATTATGCCTGTCCATCCTATCTCTACGCCGAAATAATCGACATTAGCTTTTTCGTATAGGTCGGGCCAGCGTTTGGCTAAATCTTCGAAGTGTTGATCAATATCTGGAGTCATATTATTATTTTAATGCCTTTTTATGTAACAGTCTATACCTTCATACGCTTATATGCGCGAATTTTGTGCGCGATTTTGGTGCAGGTTTCCTATTTTAAAATCTAAATCTCAAATTTAAATCTGAGATTCAAATCTCGGATTCATAATCGCCGAGCCTACTTTCATTACAATGCAGACGACTTATTCTCTCTGCTGTTGCTGCAAGGCGAACGAATAGTAGCTCGTATTTTGATAAGGATACAATATATCCTAATTTATTCTCTATATTATTTTTAACAATTGATTCTATCTTCATGTTTGCTCTGCTAAGAAAGCTGTGTAATTCTTTTTCTTGGTCGTGTGTTATGTCTATTCTATATTTATTTCTCATCGTAACTGGATTCCTTTTAGTTTTTCAGCCAGCACGTTAGGGTCTGTTAAGTCTTCACTACCAGTATGTACCGTAATCTTAATCGTATGCTGATCATTTATTCGTTTTTCTTCTGCTAATTCTTCTTCGGTACGTTCACGTCGAATCTTTACAGTCTTCATACCTAATCGGAATGTCAGTGCAGATTCCGGATCCATATCTATAATAGTCTGCCTATTTGATGTCCGTAAATTTTCAGTGTCGACTGGATGAATTTCTTCTACCACACTGTATTCGTCGTCATCCAATCTTCCTAAGATTCTACGGAATTTAGTTTCTTCTTCAGCATCTATTGTAAATGTATATTTCATGTTATTTCCTGTTCGTTATTAACTATGCCCATTATAGGACAAGACAATTTTAGTGCAACCAAGTCATTCCTGGTTGCTTTTATCGAATACATTGCTGTCAGTATTCCTTCACCGGGGTGATCGTGCCCTGGCAAAAGATCGTAAGATATTGCCTTGTGAATTATATCATTAGCAATCAAATATTCCTCTAGCACTGTCAAATCTTCAAATTTTATTCTAACAAATGATCCACTCATACCATGTGATCCCTGAAAGTTCCTGCGGGGTATTTTAATTTAAGAAGTATTTCTAATTCCTCATCTTCCACACAAAATACAAACTGTGTAAGTGGCCCTACTCCTCTGGGATCTATTTCTATTTTTCTAAATATAGGCACTCCTACCTCTTCTTTTAACCATTTTTCTTTCATCTGCGCTATTGACGAGATGCATGTATAAGACATAATTCGCATTATACACCCTTTATTAGCTGTAGCATATCGGGAATTCTAGTATGCGAATTCTTACTTCCTAACAATACATATATTCGTTTTCCTACATCAGAATTTAATATCATCACAAGACAGCCGCCCGCTGGATTAGTAAATCCAGTTTTAGAAAGATGTATATCGAAACTCGATGTCAACGGATTTGTATTGTGCAGTTTAATCAATCTCTTACTTGTCCGTATTTCGGCATTAGGTCGACCCGATATTTCACTAATTGTGTTATTTAACGTAGCTACCATTAACAATTTCAATAAATCATGTGCTGTGCTAACATTACCTTTATCTAATCCGGTGGGTTCTTGATATCGTGTGCTTGTCATCCCTAACTCTGCTGCCTTATCATTCATTCTCTCTACACAAGATGGCAAGTTGATACATAATATCTGTGCTGCGAAATTATCCGATCTAACAAGTGCCAGGGTCAATAATTCACGTCTGGACAGGTTATGTGTTGTCCTCGGTATACTACTTTGTACTTGCCGCTTATTGGGTATAGATAAATCTTCAGTCAAGTCTTGTTCGGACGAAAGAAGCGCCACCATTAATTTACTGATACTTGCTATAGGACGTATTGTATCGCCGTCTTGTTCTTTTAATATTGTACCATCCTCCGTAGCCACAATATAACTTTTCGAACTAAAGGGTATTACTCGATGATTACCTTTGGCTTCGGCAGTGCTTATTAAGAGCACAGATGCACATATAGCTAGAATAAGAGTCTTCATCTCTTTATTATACTATATATGTTGTTTAATGTCAACCTGTGTTTAGGCCTACTGCCGGTGCTGTCCATAATGGTCCTACAGAGGTTGGGCCGTATGTTACGACAGGGAAAGATATGGTACTACCATCATTTATTTGGAAACTAATGCGGCCTCCTCGATCAGTAATATCTAACAGATTATCTGTCACCTTAACCATACAGGTACCTATCGTATCGTCTACAGGAATAAATTGTCGGGTTTCAAATATCACACTTGCACGATTTTCGGGATACCAATTAAAGGAAACAATATTACTTAATTCGGATCCTACTACTTTAAAATAACTAGGAACTCCACTTGTTATAACTATGGCTACTAAGCCGGAACCTGCAAATGGGCTGGTCGGTAATGCTTGAACTTCATCTATGGTTGTCATCCACTATTTATCTTATCGCCGATACTTATTTTTAAGGTCGTTAGAAATATAGGATATTCTCATATGCTCTGCAAAATATGAATCGCGTAATTTTATAATAGATGCATATGAAGAATTAATTTTACCCCACACTGTCGCCTGGCCGCTTTCTATATCAGTAAAAAGATGTACAATTTCAAACTCATCCTTATCTAATGCATGAACTTTTTCTAGTAAAATAGACCCGCCGTTTACATCAGACAAGAATTCTACTAATATCAGTTCGTTCATACATTAACTGATTTCTTAAATGTAATTTGTATCAGTAAAGGTTTCGGTTTAGTACAATAAGGTTTATACAATTCTTCTTCCACATAGAAAGATTCTACGCCCAACACTTCTATAGCACTGGAGCACGTTATTTCTTTATTAAGATGGATATTGAGATATACATGATCAGCATCTATTTCTTTATCCACAGAGTTAATTGCATCTTCGGCTGATATAAAATAATCAGGCGGAAAACTTTCTATAACCAGAATAAAAATAACCAGAATACTTACAATTAAATATTTCACCGACATTCCTTGATATTGAACATATTATAGTATATAATATTATTTTAATCAACAGAAGTAAGATAAATAAGTGCATACTTAACGGAACTCAGATGAGACAGAATGTATATATAATTTATGATAAGCAGACAGAATATGTTTGTGACAAGATTTGCGAAAAATTAGAAGTAGATGGTAAATTCATGTCTGAAAATTCCGAATTAACGACCGAACTTTTAGTATCGATAGCAAAAAATTGTAGCAGCAGATACTTCTATATTATTAAAACAGATAAAGAGCTTATATTCGATAAATTTGATTTTTCGTATGTACCTAAGGTCATAAAATGGGACAGAAATTATATTCATGTATGGAATAACGATACATCTGTGAGATTATATGATTCTGTCGAAGTATTAGACGAACCCGAAATATTTAACGACACTGCACTAAAGAATGGTACAATTAAGATTAAAAATATTGCCGATAAGATATACACATATCCGTATTTTGATATAATATTTTTAAGTTATGACGAAGAGTATAGCGATGCAAACTATAAGAAGTTACTAGACAGATTTCCTAGGGCAAAAAGATTACATGGCGTAAAAGGTATTCTAAAGGCTCATAAGATGGCAGCTCGTTTAGCGGAAACTGATATGTTTTATATTGTCGATGCCGATGCTGAGATTGTACCTACATTCGATTTTTCATACCAACCACAGTCACTTGATAGACAATCTGTGCATGTTTGGCATTCGAGTAACCCTGTTAATGATTTAGAATATGGATATGGCGGTGTAAAATTATTTCCCACCCTTGCATTAATAAGATATATTGGTTCACCTATAGATTTCACAACCACCGTATCTAATAGTCTTGTTGTTAAAGAAGAAGTTAGCAATATAACAAAATTTAACACTGATCCTTTCTCGGCCTGGAGAAGTGGTTTTAGAGAGTGCGTAAAATTAGCATCTAAGATAATACCTAATCATAATAATGAAGAAACGGAACACAGATTAGACACATGGTGTACGAAGGGTGGTGATAGAGAATTTGGAGAATTTACCATAATGGGCGCTTTAGATGGTGCTGCCTATGGTAAACAATTTAGTAATCAGCCCAGTAAGATTAGGATGATAAACGACTTTGAATGGTTAGAAGAAAGATTTAGTGCTTAACAGTAACTACCTAAGTACCTTTCTACTGTAGTATTAATATCGTCTTCTAACTTATCTGCCTTTATAAAGATTTCTATATCTTTCATTTGTTTAAAGGGATGATCTAGCATATTGCATAATGCAGATTTATCTATCAGGACAGAATTAAGTAAATCCTCTCCTGTCAATTCTACTATATTTCCATCTGTATAGAGTACAAGAATCTGATCTATATATTCTAATGGAATTTCTTTAGCATCTATCTCCCTGACTATACGATCGAATACAGATGGTTTACTTGTTCTACTAATAGCCTTATTAATACTAAAGCTTGTCACTGTTTTCTTTGCCATATTATCTCCCGTATAGTATATTTATACAAAAATAGGTCGAATGATCGACCTATTACTTGATGGGATAATATTATTATCTAGCAGCATCTCTCTTTAATTTTGCCGCAACTTTGGTGCTAATTGCAGAATCCACCTTATCTACTTTGGCCGCTGCTGCTTTAGCTCTGTCACGTTCTCTACGCTTAACCTTTTGTTCTTCTAGCTTTACAGCCTTTACATCTACCGGTAAAGCTGGTCTTCCTTTGCCTGGTCGAGAGCTAGGGTCAAGTGAGTAAGCCTCTTCCCGCTTTGCTGCTGCGTCTTTCTCCAGTAATTCTGCCTGAAGAAGCAGACCTTTAGCAATTGCTGATGTATCCATACCTGGAACTGCCGGCATTGTAGGAAGTACAACAGGCTCAACTACTTGCTGGCCTGCTTGTTTGGCCATATATTCATCGACCTTCTTATCAATTGTTGCATTAATAAGGGCTAAAGGAACCATATGACCAGGTAAAGGTATCATTGTGATATTAGATACAGGCTCCTTCCTTAAGAATCCACGTTGATGCAATGCAGTTAAACAATTCTGCCCGTCTGGGAATGTTCTTCGATTCAGAACTTCATAAAACTCATTTGTTTCAGCTGCTTCCTTGCTGTTAGCACACTGTATCATGTAATCATGATAACTATCGGGAATACGCTCTGTTTCCACAATTAAACAATTAGATTCGTCGTTTGGTAGTTTTCTAAATACAACTGCAACTCGCACACCTGTATTATTCAATGTCCCTACATGCTTTTTTAAATTTTCCAATCCCATTCTATTACTCCTTTATTGCTTCCCAATTCTGAAAAGACTTTACTTTTTTACTGCATCGCTGATATATAGCAGATGTTCCTATTTTATAAAATTCGGAAGCATCCTCTATTCTGTTAAATGTTCCGTCTGGCGTGATAATTTTGTAGACCTTTGTTTTCGGATTCTTAATACCCAGCTTACCGTTTGGCTTGCCCGCCTTAGCCCTGCTCATATTTGCCTTAGCATCCTCGGATTTTTTCCTACCAATAGATGACGCCGACAAGTTATGTTTATGTTCTTCTGTGAATTTACGACTGGCACCTTTCGTGCCTTCTCCACCGTTAGTTAGATTAAGTAAAGATCCCTGCCCCAAATCTTTTCTTCCGAATTTTGCAATTAACTCTTCTTCGAGCAATAATGCAAGTTCTTCATCTAATCCAGAATAAATACCAATAATTGGCTTTATGTTGTTTTTCTTCATAAAGTTTAATCGTTGGGTAAAAGGGTGCATACCTTTTCTATAATTGTGTCGCCATACTCGATTTTTATTACCTTTGCCCGCATATATAGGTTCATTATTCCTCGAAGGATCGTAATATATGTATGCATAGAATAAATCAGGATTCATATTATTTTGCTGCTTCTTTTTTCTTTTCTTCGTTCTCTACCCAGGCAAGAAAGCCTGTGAGCTTGTTAAATGCTGTACCTATATCAGCCAACTCAACCGCCTGAAATGCTCCCCTTCGAGATGCCAAATCAATAATTCGGGCAAGTAGTTGAAGGTCGTTTACTGTTAGCTGCACCGGCTGCGGCTCTTTTTCGGGTAATTGTAATGAATCAGCGGGTAATCCCGACAGTGTTTTTTGTGATAATTTATCAGCATTTACCATTATTGTCTCCATAAAATTAAATACATACTATTCTATATGTATTTTATTTATCTATTCGTGCAAGAAAATGGTATTTTATTGGACGAAAAGTCATTAAAAAAGGACCCGAAGGTCCCTTTTTAAGTGGCATGCCCTGTGGGCTGCGGTAGAACGGTAACTAAATGTTCCGGCCAGTCCACGTAAAATTTCCATTCTGCATCCCTAATATGTAAGGGTAAGGTCTTACGCTTTGCAAGAATTTCGTAGTATGTGGGCTTAACTGGCTTCTTTTTGGGCACAATAGTATGGTCGTCTCCCTTATCGCTATTACAAGCCTTGCAGGATGTACATACATTAGTCCAAGTAGTCTTTCCACCTTGCGAACGCGGTACCACATGGTCGAGTGTTAAGTCGACAAATTTTACCTTACCACCCCGATCTTTACACCGGCTGGTTGTTTGCAATTGGCAGGTAAAATCGTCACGAAGGTACACATTAGCACGGCTGTACTTTAAAGTTTTAGCCCACTTAATTTGCTCTGTCATGATAATGATAGAAGGGATAGGCATATCCAAGTATTGCGATCTTGCTGTCCAGCTATCGTATGACTTCAACACCTTAACTTTGTCGGTGAAAACTAACCTCATAGCGACTTGCCAGCTCACAACAGAGAGCGGGATAAGCGATAATGGTTGCCCAGAGGCATTTAAAAGTAAGGTATCCATGATATTATTAATTTATAGGATCATTGTGACCCATTTGTACATTATACCGCAGTATAAAGTAATTGTCAACTCGTCTTAAGCAACAAACTCGACATAGTGTTGTAGTTCGGATGGGACACCTTTTAATCTAAGTGCCACAGCATCTTCTCTTCTATCAAAATCCACTATATATGTTTCTTCGACAATACGTGGAGTCACGGTTGTTCTTTCGAGCCTGTAACTAACTTCATTATTACAAGAATCGTCTATCCATGCTTTAAAGAAAATATCTAAAAGAGGATGTTTATTTAAAGATTCAGGATTTTTAAGCTTGAATAATAATGAGGTCGATGACATTAAAAGTATTTATCTATACTTTTAATGTTTGATGAAATTACTGTTACAGTAGGGGTGTTTTCAGAGGAGTTTTTGTTCCAACAGGACAAAATGTTTCATCGACCAATACGACGATAGGGACAATAATTGTTTCTGAAAACACGATTGCCAAGAATGTATTCCATACACTTAGTTTATAGACAAGCTCTGGATTCTTATCATCGGCAATACCAATACATTGACCAAACTGAGTGGTAGACGTGCATCCAGAAAGCATGATGGCTGCTAATAGAATAACGATAAATTTTTTCATTTTATTTTTTCCTGTTTTGTGGTGAATGCCTATCGGGCTCATACCAAGCTGTCATACCGAACGGCCCAACCAATTTGCGACCGGGGTCTCCATGAATAAGAAAGAGTGTATCGCAATAATCCGGATCTCCCCAAGATCCGCATGGATATCCGTCAGTCATCATAATGAATCTTTCGGGACAGATACCTTTCCCCTTCATGAACTTCCAATTACACATGAAATCGGTACCACCGCCGCCCTTGATTTCATATGTATCGATATCATCGAGCGTATCCGGAGTAAATTTGGCATATCCGTATACCTTAGTATCGAAGCACCAGACCTCTAATTCAAAGTCCATAAATTGTTGCATGATACCTTTTGTTTCTGACAACAGGTCACGCAACATATCATCACTCATAGATCCCGAGCAGTCAATAGATACAGCGGCAGTAACCCTGAAATCGTTCTTTGTAGCGGGCAAATAAATACCGCTTGCCTGCATCTTACGCGAGCAACGATCCCAAGTAAAGTCTGCCTTTACCATAGACTGCAATTTCATATTAAGGATCTCTCTCCAATCCATTTGCGGCTCGACCAGGTCCTTCAACAAGCGTCTAACACCTGCCGGTGTATGTCCAGCGCCTGCTGCCTTAGCCGCTTGCATAACAGCATTACGAATTTCATCTGACAGAACACGTTGTTCTTCTTCTGTCATCGGCTCACCTTTGCCATCGCCCGGTTCCAAGTGAATATCAAACTCGGGCCAATTGGAGTTAGGATCCTTAAGAAGCAGTTCATACACTTCTTCGGTGAACATACCCTTGTACTTTTTATCAAAACATGCTGTCACCCCAGATGTTTTTGGATTAGGCAAAACGCCGATATGATGTTCGTCCAATTCTGCATTAATGACATAGTCGGCAGCAGCATTCCACATCTTAGGTTTGCGGCTACCACGACGACTCATGTGGTCATATACGCAGTGTTCTACTTCGTGTCCTACCAGGAAGATGCACTCGGGTCGATCGAGCTTGCTAATGAAGTCTCTGTTGTAATAGAAATATCTACCATCCGTACCCGCAGTTTTGCACCACGGCTCGTCCGTAGCATCTCTTAAAATCAATCGTGTTGCAAGTGTTCCCCAGAATGGTTGCTGGAGAAGTAATGAGATTCGAGCCCTTGTCAATTGTTCCAAAACTGCTTCGGCACTATTGTTAATCATTTAATTCCTTTGTTGTATGTATTATACATTTATACAGTTAAACAGTCAAGTGGAAAAGGCCCTTGCGGGCCTTTTTTAATCTTCCAGGATGTATTTACCGTATTTTTCTTGGAATGTCTTGAACGTCTTCAGTTGCCGGTGACGAATAGGCAGGTTGTAATCACGCAGTGCAGTCTTAGCACCGAGCACAATCATCTCTGTCTGGAAATTGCTCATCATGTATGCAAAAAAGTGATCGATGCACTCATGCCATGTGTCCATAGTGAACCCATCTTCTTTTGCATTAGCCTTCGCAACCCATTCGTTCAGTGTGTAACACATAGAAATAGTCAGCGAATACATTGCGCTCAAGTCCTTAACATTAAGAGCCTTTTCCTTACCCATCAGCACATCTTCCGACTTAGGCATGCGAGCCGAAATCTTTCTGTGAGCACTAAATTCTGTTGCCAAGCCATCTCCGACAGTGCCAGCAACCAATGCCGTATTCATCGACTCAGGAATATCATCGCTAATCAGTTGCGAAACGAATACCCAAGTACGCGGGGTAGCGAATGCCTTGTCCGGGCTCTTGCTGTCGAAGTTAAACAATTTTTGTTTGTGATGCGACAAGAAACCTACCACGTCTGGGTGGATGCGGTTAGCGATTGCCCATTTTTGCCAATCTTCAAAGTTGGCCGCCATTTCCATGTGAACCAAACGATTAGCCAACGGACTTGGCATACGATATGTCACACCCTTGTCGCTATCCCTATTCCCTGCACAGACGATAGATACACCTTTTGGCAAGTGATATTCGCCGACGCGCCGATTAAGAATAAGCTGATATGCAGCAGCTTGAACGCTGGGTGGCGCAGCATTGATTTCGTCTAAGAAGAGAATGGCATTTGCCATATATGTGTCGGTAGGCAAGTCAGCAGGCTGTGCCCACTTCATTGTCTTTGTTTCGGGATCGAAGTACGGAATACCTTTAATATCGGTAGGTTCCAACAACAGCAGACGCATATCAATCACAGGGCGATTAGTTTCTTCGCCGATCTCTGCAATCAATTCCGATTTACCAATACCGGGCGGCCCCCAAATCATTGCAGGGCGACCTACCTTCATACAACGAGTAAGAAGGGTGCGTACATCACGTGGACGTTCGACGCGGGAGGTATCAAGTGTAGCCATTTAAATTATTCTCCAAGGGTTAAAAAGTTGCTATCTGTATATTATACGTTTATTGGCGGTATGTGTCAATTGGCTATTTTACGTCTCTTCAATGTAGAATTATAAACATCTTGGTAATGTCTAATATCATTTAGATCCCTTTGAGACATAAATCCGCATCTTGGCCAACTCATACGGTAGGGTGCGTTAGTTGGTCGATTGGTAGAAAGAGCAGAATTAGCATCGCTTACAGGCGTAGTAATCTGCCTGCCAAGATTTTCCATATAGGGAATTTGATTATATATTCTCTTCATTTTACGTGGCCTGCTAATAATTCCATAATCAATTTGCCTTCCATATCTTCTTTGAAGGTTGGCCAAATTTGGTAGAGTCTATCTTCAGTGATAGGCACATAGCCTTTCTTGCGTTTGGCATTAACGAGCTTGTCCAATTCATACCCGGTGACGTCGGCCTTAAACTGCATAGCTTTGCCTCTAGCTGCCCAAAATTTAGCACAATTCCAGCCGTCACGCTTGGTCGCCCACTTGTGTGCATTGGGCGTCGGCCGATACAAATATCCCCAGATTTTGTCATGATTATCTTCATTGCACCAGCCAATAAATCCATAATCGATATTTGACATTAGTTATCCTCTAAGTAATAAATACAATTATATATTAAAATATACTATATGTCTACCTTCTTGCCCACTTATCTCTATATAAAACAACATAATATAACCGGATTAAAATATTTCGGAAAGACAGTAAAATCTGACCCAGTTAAGTATAACGGATCGGGCCACTACTGGAAATTACACATAAAAGAGCACGGAAGAGATATATCAACTGTATGGTATACTTTATTCACAGATGAATTATCACTCACAGAATATGCATTAAATTTTTCGATGGAAAATAATATTGCCGAATCAGCAGATTGGGCAAATCTTAAACCAGAGAATGGACTAGACGGCGGATGTGTAGGAACTCACAGATCGGAATCTACAAAACAAAAATTATCGATAGCCAATAAAGGCAAGAAGCAATCAGATGAAACGATACAGAAAAGAGCAAAATCTAATACAGGAAAGATACACGGCCCTATTACAAAAGAAACTCGTGAAAAGATAAAAGAAGCACGAAAATTACAAACTATGAAACCACACTCGGATGAAACAAAGGCAAAAATGCGTCATCCTCATGGAAAACAAATATCTTGCCATTGTATTAAATGCAGACAAGAAATAGGTGTATCGAATATAAGAAAGCATTTCGGTAGTACGAAGTGCCATTCGCATATTAAAAGTATTTGATAGGTTATTTCTCTGGCATCTTACCATCAATCAACCAAACATAGGTAGGATATGTTACCGTCTCTTCAATAATGGCAGAAATAATATTCCAATTGCCGCCACCTAATCCGGCGCCAATTAAAGGAATATGTAATTCGGATACAACACCGACACCTTCCAGGAATGGCGCGGCATTGTTGATTTGTTCGAAGCAAGTCTGTATTGCATCATAGCTACAGTTTCTAGTAGGCATGCCAAATCCGTCCTGAGTAATTGCATTCCATATGACAAGCTCAGTGGTAGGACAGAATGGATATGCAAAACCTAGATCAAGTCCTTCCTCTTCATGAATAGTAACATAATCGGTATACGCTCCGGGATATTTCCTTTTTACTGCTAGGGCAACACCGGAACCCATAACACCCTGTGCATTGCATCCGTGAACAATATGACCGGATGTCACATCAAGTAAATTACCAGTTCTATAAATAAGTTTCATTAAATACTCCGTGTAGTTTGATGTCGAAAATTGTTTTCCCAGACTGATCCGGATAATGGTTTAAATTTGGGATAGTATGAATCATGTAAGTCGATAAGAGCATCAATTGCCATCACTGCATCAAATGGGAATCCTTGTCGGTCAGGTCGGTCAGTAACTGTTAGACTAGTCAATAAATCTCTACCTTCCTTATATCCCCAATATAAACGCAATTTATGTTGTATATGCGGAAATTTTTCCAAACGTTCAATCAGAGCCATTACTTCCTCGTCTTGATTTTTGATTGGATCTACCATCATATATTTATTGTTGCTTCAATAATTTACTTATATCACGCAATTGGTTGATTTCATTTGCTGCCTCTTCCAGCAAGTCTGCAATACGATCAGGTTTGTTTTCCTGAACACTCTTCCTGCCCGGAATCTGCCGGCGGATGCGGGCGCGTTCCCTCAGACGATATACAAGGTCTTGTTTGTTCATTTCATTAGCTCGTCTATTTCAATATCTGAATATCCTTCAGACTTCAACTCTGCTATTGCTTCGATTTGACTATCTCGTATAAGTTCAATAGTTTGAATGGCCAAATCATACGGGCAGTAAAATACTTGTTCGTTCATTCTTCGTCTCCATAGTGTTCAATCACCGCATTAGCAACAACACGGTATAGGTCAGCGGACATATTATTTGCCACGACCTGCATTGTTTCTCTTATTAGCAACTCGGCGAATTTTTCTGGATCATCAATGGTGTATTGTGGCCAAGTGTGCTGATTGCCACTATTATAATGTCCGCCAGCCTGTGACCAAAGTTCTTTAATTCGTTCGTTCATTCTTTAACTCCGAAATGTTGTTTAATCAAATCTGTTCTAACAGCCTCGATGGCCAAATCCCAGCCATTGCTCTCACCGAGCCATTTAACCTGCCCTAAGTCATTGATAATATCCCGAACAATCAACTTGGCGAACTTTTCCGAATAAACTTCCATAAAGGATGATAAAGCCTCCGGGGTTCCTTGACCGGCATTGTTATACGCCTTTAATGCAAGTTCTTTAAGTCGTTCGTTCATGCTTCTGCTCCACACCTTCTGGATTTAATAGTTGAAAACAAACATACTCCTGGCAATCGCTGCCAGGATCTCTTTTTTCTTTATGCAGGCGACACCAACCATCGCCAGTGTAGCGACCTTCGGCGTCACCGTTGAAGTTGTAGTAAGCACAGTGGTCACAGCAAGTAAACCCCGGGGCACAATCAGGACAGAGTTTCATGTTAACCTACAATCAAAGAGGTTATCACCAACACCAAAAATATCAGGGCAATCATACCACCGATCATAGTAATAAAAGTTCTTAGTTTCATCAATCTTCTCCGCAGTTACAAT